ACAAGTGTTTAGAACTGAAACAGAAATGAGAATATCTGTTTTACAAGATGCAAAGTATCCAACTAAAGCTGCAAAATATTGGCAGTGTGTTCGAGAACAAAATGTATTTTTAGAAAATTTAATGTCCTTATCTTTTGAATGTAGAAGAAATGAAGTTAAATTAAAAAAATTAAAAAAGAAATTAGAAGAAGAAACTGATGAACTAAAAAAAGAACTTCTTCAAATAGATATTGATGAAAAAACTTATTCTGTAGCTAATATGCAATTGGTTGCTAAAGACAGAATGAGAGAAATCAAATTATGGTCAACTCTTAAAAAAGAATTTGATGATGGATCATTTGATACTCAAGATGTTAACAAACATCAACTCGAGTCTTATGGTTTAATTATGAAAAATAAAGCAGAGACTTTAACATCTGGATCATCTCAGCCAGAAGTATTTAACGTTCTTGGTCAATTACAAACCATTGAACGAGTTAAGAAATCTGGTGAAATGCTTTACCATAAAAAGAAAGAAGCAATAGCGAATAATACAAATGGACTTGGAGCGAAACCAAAATCCGAATAAACACTTATTCTTTTTAGTTGCACTTCCTAGATCTGGTAATACGTTATTTACTTCTATCATTAATCAAAATCCAGAAATAGTTTGTACTCCTAATTCGATAACCTTAGAAATAATGAAAGACTTATTTCTATTAAAGCAGACGGATGTCTTTTTAAACTATCAAGACCACGATTCATTGGATAATGTTTTAGATTCAGTTTTTGATAATTATTATAAAGACTGGCCACAACAATATATTATTGACCGTGGACCCGTTATGACTCCTGGTAATTTAATGCTAATGCAAAAGCATTATAGACGACCGTTTAAATGTATAGTTATTTTAAGAGATTTAATGGACGTACTCGCCTCTTATATGAAATGGTATAAGAATAATCTTAATGCATTTCCAAATAGATTTAATTTAAATACCGATGATGAAAAACTTGGTATGATTATGAATAAAGATGGTGCAGTTGCAAAAGATTTAGAGGCAATTAAAAATGCATTTAATTATCCTGATATGTGTCACTTTATAAAATACGATGATATGGTATCTAATCCAGAACAAGTATTTAATAATCTATATCCATTCTTAGGAATAAAACCGTTTAAACACGAGTTTCAAAACTTGAAACAAATTGAAGTTAATGGTATAGGGTATGACGATAAAGTGGTTGGAAGAAATATGCATACAATTAGAACTACAGTTAGAAAAGAAATAAATCCGTATCTCGATCAGATACCTGAAAGAATAAGACAGAAGTATGGACACATCCGATTTTAGTTTCATATTTCTAGGTCAATCGGTATTAAAGTATCAAGTACCGTTAGATGTTTATAATATTATCAATCATATTTATGAAACAAAATATCCAGAACTCAAACCTGCTAATAAACAACTGATTGGTAAAATAGAAAAAGAACATAGTTTATTTTATGATGGTCAAGACCAATCTAAAATGCAAGCTCATAATTTATTACCACAAAATGTATTGCAATGGTTTAATCAAAAATTTCATCACTATTTGAATTGGAATAAAATAAAAGATTATAGATTACATATGAATTCTGTATGGGTAAATCAAATGTTTGAACACGAATATAATCCAGTACACGTGCATCAAGGAACGTTGTTTACAGGTTTATCTAGTGTTATGATTTTAAAATTACCAGAGTCTTATGGGGTAGAATATTCATCACCTCATCAACCACAAAACGGACGATTACAAATATTAGGTTCTGCATCAGGTCAATTTGCACATATAGACTATCAACCCGAAATAAAAGAAAGAGACTTTTATATATTTCCATATGATATGAGACACTGTGTATATCCATTCAATGGACCAGGTATGAGAAGAACTTTAGCTGCAAATTGTGATGTAGACTATAACCCAATTAATAATAGAGGAGTATCTTAATGTTAGAACCTCATTATCAAATATTTAAAGACAAACTAAAAGAAGTAAAATTTAAAGATATGAAAACTTTATTTCCAACACTTGATAAATTTATAAAAGAAGTTAATCCTGATTTAGAAAAAAATGGATTACTATGTCCAATTGTTTTAGATAAAGATGGTATAACGATTAGAAGTGGTACACATAGATATGAATATTTTAAAGATAAATATGAATCAACTTTATGCTATGTAGGTAATAATGGAGAGGAAACAAAATTTTTTCAATTGTTAAATGTATTTTGTTGGAGAAACCATCCAGTAAAACAATCAGATTTTTTAAAATCAATGTATGAGAAAGGACCCATCTAATGTACGAGAATATGCATATCACAGAACCAAAATGGAAAAGTTGGATTGTGCAAACCACTACACCATTATTTACACCAGACCAGTGTAGACAAATTATAGAATGTGGTAGAAGACAAAAACCACAAACTGCACAAGTTGGTATGAATAAACCAGGTGGTGGTGTTGATACTAAAAAAAGAGTTACGACAATTAGTTGGATTCCATTCAATGAAATGCCTCATATGTATAGAGACCTTCATTCATTTATACAAAAAGCAAATGAAAATCATTTTGGATTTGGAGATATACAAGTTACAGAGAATGCACAATTTACAGAATATCCAGAAGGAGGATTCTATGATTGGCATATGGATTGTGATGTCAATATGGCTCACGAACCACCGGTTAGAAAAATATCAATGACTTTATTATTGAATGATCCAAAAGAGTTTGAAGGTGGAGATTTAGAATTAATGGCACCTGGTAAATTTGCAGAACTTAAACAAGGTCACGCAATTATATTTGCGTCATTTTTAAATCATAGAGTCAATCCTGTTAAACGAGGTATGAGACAATCTCTTGTGGTTTGGTTTGGAGGTAAACCCTTTAGATGATTAAAGAACAATTTTTCCCAACTACCGTTTATGGTAAAGATGTACAATTAGATAATCAAGCATTAGAGCATCATATTTTAAACTGGAGTAGACAAGATCAAGGTGTAAAGAAAACGAATATGAATGGTTGGCATTCTAAAACCGATATGCATTTAAAACTAGAGTATCAACCTCTTGTTAATGAATTATATAAAATGCAAGAAGAAATATATCAAGAAGAATGGTTAGATCGAAAACCAATGTTAGGAAATATGTGGGCCAATATCAATTATCCTGGTGGATATAATAGACCTCACGTTCATCCTAATTGTTTATTTAGTGGTGTGTATTATGTAAAAGGTAATAAAGATTCAGGCACCCTTGCAATCAATGATCCAAGACCAGGAATACAAACAATGATGCCTGCAAGAAAACCAGGTAAACCTCCAAAACATTTATGGAGAGAAGCACATTTAGAACCCGTACCAGGAAGAATAATAATGTTTCCTGCTTGGTTATGGCATTGTGTTGAACCCAACAAAACAAATGATATAAGGATATCAGTTTCATTTAATTTTATACAAGATGGCTTTCAATAAATATCAAGTAATCAAAAAAGCAGTTAGCTACGAACTCGCTAATTTTATATTTAACTATTTTTTACTTAAACGTGATGCAGTTAAATGGATGTACGAAAATAATATTACTTATGACAATGGTATGTTTGGTACTTGGACAGATCAACAAGTTCCTAATACTTATTCTCATTATGGAGATCAAGTTATGGAAACATTATTGGTTAAGATGTTACCTGTAATGGCTAAAGAGACAGGACTTGATTTAGTACCAACTTATTCTTATGCACGGATATACAAACAAGGTGATATATTAAGAAGACATAAAGATAGGCCTAGCTGCGAAATATCTACTACTCTTAATTTAGGTGGTGATCCTTGGCCTATATTTATCGATGGTACCGGTGCAGATTCTGTTATTGATGAATATAAACAAATACACAAACCAGACGCTCCCAAGGGTACTGAGGTTTTACTAGAGCCTGGAGATATGTTAGTATATAGTGGATGTGAATTAGAGCATTGGAGAGAACCATTTCAAGGACAAGTGTGTGGGCAAGTATTCCTGCATTACAATCATAGAAATGGGCCATTTGCTGAAAAAAATAAGTTTGATAAAAGACCATTGCTTGGAATTCCACCAATAAGAAAATAGGTAGTTATATACTACTAATAACTTTTATTGTAAAATAGGCTATGGCTTTACGAAAAATACCATTTAGACCAGGTTTTAATAAACAAATTACAGATACTCAGGCAGAAAATGTATGGGTAGATGGAGATAACGTACGTTTTAGATATGGTCAACCAGAGAAAATTGGGGGTTGGCAAGAATTAATTAATAATACTTTAATAGGCGTTGCAAGAGCACAACATGTATTTGCAGATTTAGATGGTCGTAAATATGCAGCAATTGGAACAAATAGATGTTTATATATTTATTTTGATGGACAAGCTTATGATATTACCCCTATCGATCCAGACAGACAATCTACAGGTGCTAACATAACAACGACTAATGGTTCAACAACAGTTACAATTACAACATTAGGTACACATTCAATTGAAGTTGGAGATATTGTAACATTTGAAAATGCAGGATCTTTTACTGGCGGACAAACAAATTACACTTCTGCTGATTTTGATGATGTATTATTTGAAGTTAAATCAGTACCGAATGCAACTACATTTACTATACAAATGCCAACAGCTGAAACTGGAACAGGCGCTACCAATAATGGTACATTAGATCCACTGCCTTATATTAAAATTGGAGACATATTTCAAAGTCCTGCATTTGGTTGGGGTGTAGGTAAATGGGGTACAGGAACTTGGGGTACTCCAAGAAGTGCAACTGATATATTCCTAGATCCTGGAATGTGGTCATTAGATAATTTTGGACAAAATTTAATTGCAACAGTCCATAATGGTAGAACATTTCAATGGTTACCTATTCAGGCTTCAGGTACAGGTGCATTAACTACAAGAGCATCATCAGTTGCTAATAATCCAACAAAATCTGTAATGACTATTGTATCCGACCAAGATAGACATTTATTTCATTTAGGAACTGAAACTACAATTGGTAATACATCTACACAAGATAAAATGTTTATAAGATTTTCAGATCAAGAAGATATATCTGATTATCAACCAACATCAGTAAATACTGCAGGTACTTTTAGAATTGATAATGGTACACAGATTATCGGAGCCACTAAAGGTAAAGATTATATTATGATTCATACCAATACTGCAGCTTATGTAACACAGTTTGTTGGTCCACCATTTACATTCTCAATTAGACAAGTAGGTGCTAACTGTGGATTGATTGGACAACACTCTTCTGCGTTTGTAGATGGTTCAGTATTCTGGATGTCTGATGAAGGTGGTTTCTTTGTGTATGATGGTACCGTTAAAAAACTACCATGTTTAGTTGAGGACTTTGTATTTCAAACAACAGGAAGTAATTCTGGTATTAATAGAAATGCAGGTGAACAAGTATGCGCAGTACACAATAGTTTGTTTTCAGAAATATCTTGGTTCTACCCTAAGTCTGGTTCGGATACTGTTGATAGAGTTGTAACCTATAATTATGCAGAAGGCACTTGGGTTACTGGATCGTTAGCCAGAACTTCTGGAGCAGATTCATCTATATATGATAAACCTTACATGACTGAATTTACAGAAAATGTTGCAGGTACTTATCCAACAGTAAATGGTATATCTGCATCACAAGGTGCTACAACTTATTATGAACATGAAACAGGAGTTAATGAAGTAAACTATAGTGGTACTGCAACTGCTATACCAGCTTATATACAATCTGGTGATTTTGATTTAGATGACCAAGGTGATGGAGAAGTATTTATAAAAATTAGAAGATTTATACCAGACTTTAAAACACTAGCAGGTAATGCTAAGGTCACGTTTGATTTAAGAGATTACCCGAGTAATACAGCAAGCTCCTCGCCTCTCGGACCTTTTACTATAAACTCAAGTACAGAAAAAGTAGATACACGTGCAAGAGCAAGATTAGCTGCACTTAAAATTGAAAATGATTCAACCGATGAAAACTGGAGACTCGGTTTGTTTAGAGTAGATATACAACCAGACGGAAGAAGATAATGGCTAAGATAACTGTACAAATACCAGAACCAAAAGAAGAATATGATGCAACAAACCAACGTCAGTTGAACGCATCATTAGAAACATTGAAGAACCAATTAAACTTTTCATTTCAAGAAGATTTAAAACAAGAGATAGAAAGATTTAACTGGTTTAACATGAGGTCTAATTAATGTCTTGTAATAATGTCAACGTAGAACCTACAGTCATTGGTGGTGGAAATGGATCAAATGCTTATGATGCATTTGGAAGATTAAGAGTTTCTAATCCATTTA